GTTAGTTTAACATAGATCGTTACGATCTGATAGTATAACGTTTATCTTATTGAAAGTATCAGATAAATGAATTCTCTCTGAAGGGTTATCATACTGAATTTCTTCAGTATTTACTCTTCTTGAGATTTCATAGAGCATCCATACACGACGGCTATGCCATCGTTTAGGGAGTACTCTATCCGAGAACTTCATGACTATAACGTTATGCCTTCGATCACTGCTTACTTCATTAGATATAATGAAGTCATCAGTGCCGTCATCGGGTCCTAGTAATATTGACTCGAACTTTTTGGTTAGTCTAACGACTTTCCTCCAAGTTTGAGGTAGATAGAACTGGAAACCCGTACGGTGCAGATAATTTCGAAAACGAACAATAGTTCGTAAATCGAGAGTATCTTTCACGTAGAAACCTCTACATGAAATGCCATCGAAGTAATCGCCACCACAGGATTCGCGGAATGGACCGGAGCAAAAGCTCTTTTCCTTATTAACCTCGAATCCACAGTGTTCTAATACCTCTATGACGAGAGTATTAGCTTCACTGGGTATGATTATATCATCTCCAAACACAGAAACATTTTCTGTAGAAAGTCCAAGTTCTTTGCAACAGGCATAAGCCAAAGCATAGAAAATCAGACTTTCTAACTCGAAAGTGTAACCATTGCCCATAGCTGAGAATTTATGGAAATTATACCATTTATCCTCGATCAGATAAGATTCACATCGTAGATTATCAAGGCACTCAAACCAATCAAAAGGTAAGAGGTCCATAATAATCTGATATGAAATCATATCTGATGCAGAACTAAGGTCAATAGTTGCGAGCGAACCATCGATACTTCCCTGACGGGCAAGTACCTGATGTTTCTCCGGATTCCTATTTAAGTGAATTCCGTTTCGCTTCATACGTTTGCGAATATGGCTACCAAAACCCTTTTGAAGGATTTTGTTAAGGCCAGGCTCTATATTAATAGGCCTGTCCGTTTTAGCCGTTTTCGGTACGAATGTTAGACGACTACCAGGGATGACAGTCATACAGTCACGAATTCGTGTTGTATCACTGGGGCTTACACCGTGAAGTGAAAGCCAGCCCGGAGTGGATCTGAGTAACTCAATACCCATATCCATCGCCTTAGAAGTTATGTCGAGTGCACCAGTTACATGATCGTAACTGGAAGTCCTTCCCTTGACGGAGAAGGATGCGCCCTTGCCAAACTCTAGAGGAAGAGATGATATAGCAGGAACTTCTCCTAAGATTGTAGAGATTTTTCGCATCGCTGTCAGAATAACAGACGGTACTGCGCCACTCGTGAATTCACGATTGGATTTCCGCAATCTAGTATTAGTTGCTGCACATTTATGCTCACAAGAGATAAATGTTTTCATCGCCTCTTCTTTAGAGTCGGTAGACATAGCCCAGTGTGGATATTTCTTGATAAAACAACTAAGTAAGTTATCCCTAATGTAGTCCTCGTGATTGCAATAATCTTGAGGATTAGGAGATTTCTTGAATAGCGAATCTATATCATTTGAGATAGAGTTAAGCACGTGTTCGGAATATTCAGAATGAATATCTTCGCACATGGTTTTAACTATATCAACATAATGAGATGAATAAGCTATTGGACAGCACCACTGTGAAAGCAGTTGCTGTACAAGCTTCTTAGAAGTCTTGTTACCATATGTCTTAGACATATAACACCCTTAGTTAGTTTAGGCAGGAAATTCACCGTCTTTGATGGCAGCTTCTAACTGTCCTTCAGAGATGGCACCACCAACAAATGCTAGCAAATCTGCTACATCTGTTGCATCCGCGCTCTCAGGCACAATGAAATCGAGGAATGCAGAGGTTTCACCTTTGTATTCAACGGTATCAATGGTATGAGTATACGGAAGGATTACCTTTACGGTAACCTTACGGGGCGTACTACCTTTGGCCTTGCGCATACCGCAAGTTACTACTGGACGTAATGAAGGAAGAACTGCACTTTTATCTTTCCAAGTGCAGAGTAGACCTTCATTCGTCATAGCAGTAAATGTTACGGTTGCAGCCGAACTATCGGTCAAGTCAAAGTTTGCAAATTGCATATTATCACCTTAATGGTATAATTAGTACGTTAGAGTTAATGGTCATTTACGACCACCCAGGAATGCTTGGTTCAAAAGAGCCAAAGCATCAAGGAAACGATTCCCGTTCATCCTCTCAAAGAGAGTTAAACGTGGCAGGGGCACACTAGGTGACCCTGACGTACTACGCAGTACGGTGAAGGAAGAGCCATAACCATCCTTACCGGGTCCATAGGATCCGACAGGGGTTATGTTCATTCTCCACTCGAATGCTGTGTAATGCGTTTTCGTTCCTTCGACATGAGTTAATCCGGAGAGGGCACTAAAGCTTTCCAGCCAGTTACCGATTGGTAGAAACCAATCAATTACGAAGCTAAAAGGCACTAGTTCCCAAGCTATAGAAGCAGGGTTGATAAGACCAAGGGCATTAAGATTACGGATATTACTATCTGAAATCTCATACCAGTGGTCCATACGACAATGCTTCTCAACTGTTCCGGACCATTCATATCCAGGTCCAGGTGGAGCAAGCTCCACATGGGGTGCGTAATGTCCAGTGATTTTTAGATCACGCCGATTGGCATGCAGCAGATATGCTGCAGCTTCTGCGGACCCGTACACATCGTACAGAAGAGGTGTCCAACCATAACGAATTTCTAGCCAAGTATTGGCTGCGAAATCATTAAGGTTAGTAGTATGACGTCTCCTACGCTCTAAGTCTTTTCGATGCTCGCGGGCAGAAACCCGACGATTACCGAATCCTCTTAGTGTGTAAGGAACACGTGTATTACCTGAGACACCGAGGACGCTAAAAGCATCCTTAATCCTCCCTTTACGGAGATTGCGATATGCTGACCCAAGTCTCAAAGCAGTAGAGCTTATTAAGCCTACTGTTTGTCTAGCTTCTGCTAGAGCGACTCCAAGCTGCATATAATTAGTATCAGAAGCATTTTTATAAAACTGCTCTGCTGCTAATTGCTCCATAGCATAGTCCGAAATGGACGGTGTTATGGTTACGCCGTAGTCCATGGGGAAGTGAGCACCTCTAAACGTATATGTCCCGGAGAAAGCTTCTCCGCGATGACGTTCATAGGACTGACTCCTCACGATACCGAGAGGTCCGAAGATATGATACAAGGTGTCTATAGACCCTAGTCTCCTTTCTTCGAAATTTCTGTAGATGGGTGCACCCTCGTACGTTTGTACTTGGGTACGTGTACTGGGTATAACAAAGTTCTTTGGACTTGTTACGATTGCCATAAGAGAACCTCCAATTATTTGGAGGTTCGCTTGTGTTTTACGTTACTTTACATTGGCAAATATGCTACGAATAACCTTTATCAGGTTATCGAAACATACTGTCTTTGAAAAGTCGTAAACAATCTTAACAATTGCCAAGACCTTCATGACACCCCCATCCTTGGTTAACATTACTTCCTCAAGTAGCAACGCCGTTGATGACGTCACAGTTTGAGGCATTTGTGGACTGCGGTTCACATATTGTGATTTACCAATCAAGGTATCACAACATGTGGTCCTGGCGAAGCCAGG